ACGCAACTCTTCTGGTAGTTCCTTATCAGGTATTACAATGCCATGATCTCTTTTTAATATTTGTAATACAGCTTTTTTTTTCATTATATTACCAGTAAAATATACCCAAGATAAAGACTGTTTAGTATTATCTATTTTTTTACCTATCTTATCACAAGAAGACATGATTAGCTTTTCATCATCTTCATCTATATCGTAATCTATATTAAATTCTCCAGCTAATTTAAGAAGCTCTAATAGGTTTGCTGAATCATATAAGGTCTTAAGTGCAGAAAAATCTTCATCATTACCTCCTTTATCAGGATGTATTTTCGATGATAAACCTCTATATAGTTTTTTAAGCTTTTGAGATGGATTTAATTTTTTTCGTTTTTTTTCTTTATCAGGTAAATCTTTTCTAACTTCACCAGTCTCTTCATTGACCCACATTTCTGCACTCTTATCAACAAAGTACTTACCAAAAATAATAGACCACTCTTTATTATATTCTTCAGCTTCTTCTTCGACTTCTTCTAATTCTAACTTGAGGAATTCGTACTTATGTGAAAGTTTTTTTAGTGCTCTTGACATTAGTAAGCTCCTTCACCGTAAAGGTCCCATACCTCAGGTTCTGGTTCCGGAATATCAATTTGTTGCTCTTTTATAGCAAATAACTTACCGTTAAGAGGTTCTAACCTATAGTGTCCTTTAAACTTAGTTTTACGCATATAAGTCGTTAGTGCCTGAACTAATCCTTCTACTGTTGTACCTCGATCGATTACTAACTCCCAATTATCACCAGGCGGAACTCTTTCCGCAATAAGTTCTTTTATTTCTTCAATTTGTGTTGTCATAATTAATATATTCTAATAATTTATCTGCTATAAGTCTATGTCCTTTTGCAGAAGGATGTTTAAAGTTTTTTGCAAAATTATCACGAAAGGTTTTTTTATTAGCGTAGAGTGTTTCAGATTTATCTATAAAAAGATGGTGTGTGTTATCTTCTAACCAATTATTCGATATAATATCTACAATAGTATTATTAGGTTTCCCCCATTCTACAAAGTTTTTCGGCTCTATATAAGGATTTAGTTTATAATCATAACCGAAAACAGGATTAAAAGCCTGGGTTATTATATAGTTAAATCCTTCAAGGTTATCTTCTATCTGCTTTATATCCTTACAAACAGATTCAAGAGTATAAAGTCCACTATCAGTAAATTCTCTTAATTTATTGTAAGACATTACATGCTCATTTCTGTGAGGAGTAGTAAGAACAACTAATATAAAGTCTTCTTTTTTATAAAATATTTTCTGTCTACAAGTATTCTCAGTAATGAAAGAATTAGAACCTCCAGGTCTTCCTAAATTAATTAACTGCAATCCTAAATCTTGTGCAATAAAATAAGGAAAGGATTCATCTACTTTAACATCTTCACCGTATACAAATGAATCACCAAATGCCCACAAATTAGCCATACTTATAATTTCTTAAAGCCTAACAAATTCCATCCACCAGGCTTTTCATATTTACTATCAAAAATCTCTTCAAATCCTAATTTCATTATTTCTTTCTTTAGCACTGTGCTAGATAAAGGATTAAAAAGATTCTCTAAAATGTGATGCTCTTTATATAACTCGGTATGATGTTTAATAATTTTATCATCCCAATCTACTTGATCACTATTATAAATATCAAAAAGTATAATTCCACCTTTCTTAAGAAGCTTATGAAACTGTTTGAAATATATACTTAATTCAAAGTAATTACAGTGACAAAGAACATGAGTAGATGTAATAATATCTATTGATCTATTTTTGATAGTAAAATCACTAAAGTAGTAATCTTTGATAAGTTCATAATCAACATTTTTACAATCAGCTGTATAGTTTTCACATAGTTCTAAAAATTCATCAACTATATCAACACAGATATATTTCTTAAAATGAGGACTCATATACTTAGCCATCAAACCTTCACCGCTACCAAACTCCATTATGGTTCTTTTTTTCTTATCTTTAAAATGAAGATCTATAATTGGAATATAAGTACCGTCACAATAAATCTGTTTCTCTTTAAGTATAGATTTTAACTGAGTTTTTGTTGGGTTTGGAATTCCGTAAAGTAGATCGTGAGGAGTTTTGCTACTATGCCAATATGTTTTTACTTTGCTATCTTGCATTACTGTCTTAGTGTTTTAGTTAATCTATAATCTTTATTAGTAAACATGTCTGGTATTAACATATTATGAGAAGCTCTTATAGGGTTAATATCTAATCCTCCTCTTCTAGTATACAGACAAGCGACCATCAATTCATCTGGTTGATAAGCATCAGTTAAATGTTTATAAACCATTTCACATATCTCTTCATGGAAATGACTAACAGTTCTATGGCTAACTATATATTTAGCTAATGAATCAGCAGATGGTAATTTTTTACCTTTAATCTTTATAAATACATCTCCCCAATCAGGTTGATTAGTAACTCTACAGTTCGACCTAAGTAAGTTAGATTTTAATTTTATTTCTTTCGACTCTTCAGAAGAATCTTCTACTGCTAATTGAGAAGCATCTGATTGAAAAGCAGTAAAGTCGATTTGATCTAAATCTACAATATCACCTAAATCTTGATACCCATCAAAAGCCACAGCTACACCTTCTTCTTCACTAGCATAAAACGATACAGTTGTATTAGTTTCAAGTAACTCATCTAAATCTCTCTTTACTCTAGCTTCTATACCACTAATACAGTCCCTTGCATTATCTGCTATACGAGTCATATTAAACGAATTTAAATAGAGCTTTATTGACTTAGATTCAACATGATATTCACTATTTGAAGGACAAACTATTTTAAGCATACCAGCAACCGGTTGACCTTTAGTAGTAATAGCTGATACTTCATAACAATTCCACGTATCAACTCCTACAAAGCTATTTGATGTTAATCCGTAACCTTCTCTATTTAAGTATCTTGGGACTTTAACTAATAGTTCGGGTGAATAGGTATCTTTATATCCATCTCCACCTACTTTACCTAAATGCTTAGATGCAATGTCTACTACTTCTTGATAATTTTTTACTTCGCTCATTTAATAAAATTTAATATTTGTTCTACTCTTTGCATAGGAGAACCAGTTACCGTCAAATAAGGTTGACGTACACCTTCAAGTACTGCTTTAAACTCATCATCTATTTTTACTCTCCATTCCTCATTAACACTTCTCACTCCATCATCCACAGAATCGAATTCAATAGGAAAATAAACATAGTGACTATATTCGTTCTTTATTCTATTCCAAGTATCTTCTATATACTTATAAGTTATAGAATCTATACTGTCCATAAAAGCTGAATAAACTACTACGTCCATATAACACCTATCTAATATCTGATTATAAGGTTGTAATAAAGCTTCTAGATGAAAACAACTAATAGCTAATTGAGTAGCATCAGTACCTTTTTCATTTATAGGAAAACCATAAGAACCTACTGTTCTAGTAGATTCATTTACAAACTCATACTTAGGTAATTTACTCTTAAGTAGTTCATAAACAGTAGTCTTACCCGTACTACTAGCTCCTACTAATGCAATTCTTTTAATCATATAACCTTTTTATACAATATACGAAAAAATTATTTAATATTCAAATAATCTTTAATAAAATTAACCCAGAGTTCTAAGCTAACTTCCTTTAATTTATCATAAGTCTCATCTAGAGTAAAGTTATCATTGCTAATGCCTTTTGAAGCTATAACCTTACCTTCGTCTACTCCTTTTGTAACTTCATGTATAACTGAACCTATTTCGGAATACTTGCCTTCAAATGCTCTAACTTGAGGATCTTTACCTTTTAATTCAGGATACTTAGTAATTAAACCTGGATGACCGTTAAATAAATTTACTCCTTCAGTAACATAACCAGGTATAATTCTTAACCAGCCATGTAAAGTAACTAAAGCATCTGGAAAATACTGAAGTACATCCATATAGTTTTCTTCGTCAGGGTAGTTTTTAAAAGTCCAGTAGTGTCTTTTTTCTATTCTAGGATCTATTGTTCTTAGATGCTCAGGCCTTTCATTGGTAATTATCCTATCAGGCCATCTCCCAGTTTTTTCTGCTAAGTCTGCTATCTCTGCTCCTGTTTGACTAAAGAACGCTATCCACTTTGTGTCTGCCGTTTGCATACCATCTAAATTTTTGAATATTATTTTTGACTCTATCTACGTCTATGTCTTCTAAGTCCATGTTAATTAATTCATGTAACTTTTGAGATTCTTTACTCCATAAACCTTCGTCACCGTAAGTAATACCTTTTATACCGTGTACTATTGGGTTAGAAGTATCTAAAGAGTAAATCCATTTATAATCTGCATGCTTATAGAATGCAAATTCTTGAGGTAACCCACATCCTAATAAGTGATGAGGCTTCTCAGTGTTTATCGTACCGTCTCTTAATAAATCTCCTAATAGTTTAACTCTTCCTAACATCCAACTTACATATTTGTTAGGATGCGGGACAGAGACGCTATAATAAGAGTAGTCAAAAGATATAGCAATCATATCAACTTCTTCCATATCCATAAATTGATAACATCTTTTTATCTCTTCATAGTCTTTTCCTTGGACTACTCCGATACTCTTTCCATGTAATCTAGGATAGTCTCTTTTAAAATCTTGACATTGACCTATAGTGAGAGCCATATTCTCTAAAGCATCTGGAATTATATACCAAGAGGCTTTTAGACGGTTAACCCATTGAGCGAATCTTTCAGCTTCGAAAGCTTCTTCTAGCTCAAATATAGA